ACCCCATCCTAATAAGGTAGTGTTGTACTTTATCATCTTGTAAGACCTGGTTAGTATAATCATTACCTTTCTCTAAGAAATTTAAGATACAATCTTGTAATAAGTCTTGTGTATCTTGATGATTTCTTGTTATTGCCTTAAATTTATTTAAGATTTCAGTATAGTGTAGATTTATATACTCTGTTATCATTTTTACCTTTCGTTTAAGTATAAGTATAACAAAGTTTAATATAACGTAAAAACCCCCATAATTTTTTATGAGGGTTTGTTTAGTTGTAAAAGGTTTATACTATTGTATATCCTCTTGCCTGTAATTTAGAGATTGCGTATTCATTAGTTGCTTCTACTTCTATGATGTCTCCATCTAATTTTAATTTAATCATATCTTTATTTCCTTTTTAATCTAATATATCATTGAAATATGTTTGTAGTTGAGACCAATCAGTTGCATCTAAGTAGGTATCCCATCCTACAATGGTGTAGTAATTAAAAGATGAACCTTCTGATGTATTATCATTGTTACCAAAAACCAAACCTTGAGCGGCCGTTGTGGTTAAGTTTAAATCCTTACCTGTCCCAAAGTTATACATCTGTAATCTTCTTGAGAAGTTTGTTCCTCTACCATTAACTCCCATCCACTGCCAAGTATCATCACCACCTAAGTTATTATTATTACCATCAGTAACGTTGGTAGGAGTTAAATCTAAGGGACCAGTACTTGTAGCTGTAAATTGGTCATAGGAATAGAAGGTTCCTCCCGTATATACTCCACCCGTTGAGATACTATCGTATTGGTTAAAGTACGCAGCATTGTTAGGATTCTCGGTATTTGCTTTTCTAAAATCCCAAAAGTATTCTCTACTTGAACCTGTACGGTTACTTACGAAGGGTTGGTTGTAAATAAGTGCAATCGTTTTAATTACTATATTGGTATTGGTTTGTATTTTTAAGAAATTGTTTCTATTGTTTAATGCATTTAAGAATACACAATTTTCAGTAGCATTTATACCATTACTACTTCCACCGAGAATAGAAGTAGTGTATCCATTCGGTGATATATCCAACCAATTAGTACCATCGTTATTGGTATTTACATCCTCATACCTAAAGAGAATGTTAGCCTCTTTAGGTATTACTGGACCTACTGGTGTTACAGCTTTTTGTTCTAAATATGAAAAGGGTTGTACTCTCATTATACGAATTTGTTTGTTGCAACAACGTAAATCTTACTTGTATCATTATACGTCATCAGAGTTAATATATCTTGTCCACCTAATGTATCTGTTGGTACATACGAACTTCCATCAGGTTGTAAGAAATCAGATGAGAATGATACAGTACCTGCAGTAGTTGCATCTTGTGTAATCAATACATTTATTGTTTGTCCTACCCCCACATTCGTTGGAACGAGGTGAGTATCAACTCCACTACCTAATGTTAGTTCGAATAAAGAAGTTGAACTAAAATCAATCGATGCAGTTGTTGCTGAAATTGCAACAGTATCAACCGTATTTAGAACAGGTCCATCTATACCAATTGAACCAGTTATATCTAATCCTCTTTGGAATGCTGGTGCTTCTTGTTGTGGAACTAATAACCAAGGAGTTGTATTATATGAAGGTAATTCCCAATCACTAAATGAAGTTCCATCAACAGTAGAACGAATATACAAGGTATTATCATATCCTGTATCAAATGCATTTAATTGTAATTCTGCCTTAGCCTTTTCACCCAACATCAATCGAGTTGTTCCACCAGCTAAACTTGGTTGCCACGCTAAAGCCGAACCTACGTACTCACTAAAGAAGTTTGGGTTTTGTCTATATACTGCTAATCCAGAAGTATCATCATGGTCTATAAATGCTGTATTTACACTTAATGTATTGTTGAATGTAGATGTACCGTTGAAGGTAGTGGTATCCAATGTAGTAGAACCAGTCACTTCTAAACCAGCACCTACTGAAAGAACTCCACCATTAGAACCTCCTTCAATAGTTGATTCTATATAAACTCTTTGATTTCCAGCAACACCATCGGTAGGGTCAAAGAACATAAAGTGATTGTTTTCAGGAAAAGCTGCAATTGCCATTCTACCTTCACCTCCTGGTTCTGGTTGTATGTTTATCCATTTAGTTCCAGTAGAATCAGAACCTGAATGGAATCTTAATGCTGATGTAAAGAATCCACCATCGTTTGATTCATAAAAGTTTACAGAAGAACCTAATTCAACTTCTACTTTAGAATTGTTTGATAGAGTTAAATCACCACTCATATCCGTAGTTCCATTTATACCAACGGAACCTGTCATTTGTGTATTAGAATTAATTGAAATAGCATCTGAGTTGTTAACTTCTATTGTATCAGTTAATATAACAGATGATGCAATTTCACCTGCTTCTACAATTCCATTAGGGTTGAAGATAACTTGATTAGTTCCTCCGAACTCTAAGTTTCCTGTTGATATATTTGTAGCACTACCAAGAGTGATAGTTGAACCATCATCTGTAATGTTAGAATCTAATAAATGATGTCCTCCATTTGATTTTAAAATAGTATTGTTTGTATTGTATGTTGGAGTTCCTTTGGTTGAGTACTCAGGTCCGAACATCGCTATTCCAAAGTTAGTTGGGTCATCTCCTTCGTATTCGTAGAACCAATCGTTTGTTTGACCATCAAATTGAAAAGATGCAGTTGTATTTAGAGACCCACTATCAATTACTTTAATACCTGCGTATCTCTCTGTTGGTGTATCGTTGTTTAAGATAATATAAGCATCACCGATAATCTTAGCTGAACCTGTGATTGATTCTATATATGCAAATGAACCTGTACCATTAACAGTAAGGTTATTGAAAGTTTGATTACCTGTAAAGATGTTATCAGAACCAGTCAATGCTAATCCTAATTCGTTTTTAGATACTTGAGTTGGTTGATTACCACTATTACCTAACCATAAGTTGTTTTCTGTAATGTTTGGTAGAACTGCTTCTAATTGGTTGATAAGAACTCCTTGTCCTCCTACTCCTTGTTTCTGAACTACTCCTAATAGTTGTACAACTGAATCAGAACCACTCGGTCTTTGATTTGTCCATCCACCACTCTCACCTACATATATCATTGTACCAGCAGGGTATAAAGAAGTATTTACTCCTTCTACCTTACCACTTACCAATGCTAAACCTGTTTCACCAATTCCTAAATCCTCACCTGCAACATAAGTTGCTGGCATCGTTAGTGGGTCTGATGCAAGTGATACGTATGCGTTTCCATTATCACCAGTAGAACCAGAAATATAAACTGGTGTTCCTTTATCTATCGGTGCACCACTCATGTTTCTTATAGTTTCATATACTGATTGAACGTATTGGAATGATAAGTTCCCTGCACCATCAGTTTGTAAGAATGATTTATCCCCATTATCCGTGTATGTCGTATCTTCTAATACAACTTGAGATGAAGATGATACAATTCCACTTGGAATGTTAGATAGTTCAGGATAACTCACTTGAGAACTTCCACTTATCAATCCACTTGGTAGTTGTTCCGATGATGAAACTATACCACTCGGTATATTTGAGATGAATGGGTAATCTACTTGTGAACTTCCACTTACGATACCACTTGGTAATTGTTCTGAAGAAGAGATGATACCACTTGGTAGTTGCTCTGATGAAGAAATGATACCACTTGGAATGTTTGAGATTAGTGGGTAATCTACTTGAGAACTACCACTTATAACTCCACTTGGTAACGTTTGAGTTGGTAGGTTGGTTAATCCACTACCATCACCTATGAATGAAGATGATATAATACCATCTACATCTAATCCATCTATTGGATTTCCAAGACCATCTACTAAATTACCAGTATCTGAATCCTTTTGTAGTAGTTGTTGGAATGAACTACTGATTGTTTGATTTGTTAAATTGTAATTTGCCATGTGTTTTCTATCCTCTTATTGTGGTAAATAATCATATCTTGAATTAGTAACTTTCAATCCCATTTCTTTTGCAATACCTGGAACTTCATTTCTAAATACTATTGGTGATTTGAATTGTGTTGATGTATCTGGGAATATATCATCATTCACATTCTGATTGTATTCTGGAAACAAACTTTCATTAAAACATAAGTAATCAACCAATCTTTCAGAGAAATATTCCGATTTATTTTTCACCGATTGTCTTTTCTTATCGTATAATGCAATATCTGCAGCCGCGTTGTTATCTCCACCTTGTGGTACAACTAATCCTGCGTTTCTTGGTCTTAGGTAGATTGTTTCCAATGCTTCATAATATGACCAGTATAGTAATGCATCTTGTATGTAATCATCTACAAGTGATTTGTAATTACCTGTAAGAGTATCATTATCTACATCACTAATAATTCTATCGTATAATTTACTTCCAAGTAAACGAGTAATATGAACTATCTGTGCTTCTCTAATTACCGAAGAAATTAAATCTACGTCTAATACGTTATTTATATCGGTAAATCTTTTTAATTTTGCTTCACTTAGCAGTAGCGTATTTTCCATTATATTACTCCTTCTATTTGGGTTTCTGTATTTTCTATGTTTTCTTCTAATATTGAATCATCACCACTATCTGCATCAACTGAAGTTACTACTTCTGTTTCATCACCATCCTCGAACATTCTAATAGTTTCTACTCCTAATGGTTTATCATATCCATTACAATACATAATTTCTTCGAATACCGAAAGTATATCTGATTGTTTTGGTTTGATTACATTCTCTTGGAATAGTGCCATTGCTTCTAACATCTCTGTTCTACCACCCAATTGTCCTTCAGTTTTAATACCTACTAACATTGGTGAGGTGATTCTGTGTGAAGTTAAAATCTTTTGTGATACCATTTCGTTCACAGTAGTGTAATACCCATCTGCTCCGTTCTGTGGGATTGGAGTAATGATTGGTGCTTCATCCTTGTTTGCAACATCCATATAGATAAGTGAACCTGCATTGTTAGACCCACCATAAGATTGTCTTAACTGTCTTTCAATTGCTTCTCTTTCTTCGTTATCGGCATCTGTAAATGTAGTAATAGAAAGTGATGGTGCTAAACCATTCTGTATGTTGTTCTTATGGAAGTTATCTATCTCTGCATCTAAAGAGATAATGTTTAAACCTGCTGTGTAATCAGGTAGTGGATAGTATCTCATACCTGGTCTGTAAGGATTAAAGTAGTATATCTGTGAAGGTGAACTTCTATCTACTTTATTAAATCTTGGTAAGAATGCTACATCCTCATCTTTTACCCTTAACCTTCCCTTATTTTGGAACTCTGATGATACGAAGTAACCAGGTACGATACCTCTTTCGTTCATTCTATGTGCTCGTAAGTAAGAGAAATCTATGTGGTAGATATCAGTTATTCTTGTTCTATCATTCGACCAGATTACTTCCATTGCAAATCCACCGAATAGAGCTCTATCCAATGCAACCTTCTTAAAGATATCATTCCAAGATTCACCATCTCTGTTTGCTATATCTAATACCTTCTCATCCTCAGTAGTTAAACCGTTACCAACAATACCATCTTTGATTGCATTGATTGCAGTTCCGTGAATAGATGACTTGTTATACAACTCAATTACATAAGTTGGGAAATCATTTCGTGTTCCGTAATATACAATCTTACCTTTATCATCCTCAAAGGTCATTGCATCTGCATAAAACTCATTACCATACTTTGGTATAATCATCATTTTATGTTTGTTTAATTTCTTTTCCATCTGTTATCCTGTATATACGTTGTAAGTACCATCCTCGTTAGATGATATATATTTTTTTTGATTTGGTTGAACTGAACCTGATATGAATACTCTATCTTGATATTTTAAAATTGATACTGTTACTATATCATCATAAGTTGGATTACCTATTCCAGAATCACTCCAAAGTTGTGTTGTGTTTGCCCAAGTAGTTTCGGTAGTAGACCAAATCAATTGAGTTCCTGGTATTATTGGACCATACCATACTTCTAAATTGTAGGTAGTTCCACCTTCTCCTTTTATTTGGTTTGAATCATATTCACTTGATGAAGATATGTTTGTTTTTAAAGTTGTCCAACGTGGGTTTGTTGGGTCTACATCTAATGTGTAGGTGATACCTGATAAATCGGTATTGTTCTGTAATGTAGGGTAAGTAATAATATTATAAACACTTCCAGTATCGTAAGAACTCGATACGAGGGGTGTATCAGTTTCTTTTTGGAAGGTTATAGTATTGAGTTGGTTTTCTTTTAAAGTAATCATATATCTCCTTAAAATAGGTTTGGGGGGATATTACTCCCCCCTTTCCTACTATACAATTATTGTGAAACTGTAATTCCAGTTAATGCATCTGCAAGTGTAGTACCTGCGATAACATCTGCTGGGTTTGGTTCTTGTGCAGTGAAAGTCAATGTATATTGATTTCCATCGCCAATTGCCGTTCCTGTTTGTCCTTGTCCTGCGTTAAGTTGTGCACCATGTACTCTACCAACATAAAAGAATTTAGAACCATCCACATCATTGTTTGTTTCAACAACAATTTTTAAATCTGGATTAGCAGCTAATATTTTTATTTGGTTTCTTGTACTTGTTTGCATCTTAGCGAACACGGCATTTATCGTTCCTTCGTAGAATACTGTTCCGTTTTCAGTTGAACCATTAATGGTCTCTGTGAAATCAGAAGTTCCTCTTTGTAAATCAAACTGATAAAATATTCCAGCTCCTGCTATATCTGAAATCTCATCCGAGGTATCAGTTATTGCCGAAACAGAACCAGACAGGATATAAAGAGCTTTGATTCCACCGGTGTTATCTCTACATCCGAGTGCAAATCCTGAAGTAATATCACATGTGCTCATAATTTATTTCCTTTCTTTAGTTATTATCAGTTATTATAAGTTGTTAGTTACCCAGAATTCAGGATAAGCTACTTGTACACCTAATTTAGTTACAATTCTGTGTTTCAATTGGTCACCATTGATATCATACCACATTTGGAAGTTATCCAAATCAGATACTAAATCTGTACCTACAACGATTTGCCTTGAAGGACCAGTTACGATTCTATCAGAACCTTGTAATCCTACTGTACCTACGATTGTAAGGTTAGCGAATGGGTGTTTCATAGATAATAACGAACCTCTGTTCTCTACTGATGCAGGGTCAAAGTGGAAATTATTTTCTTTACGTAATCCTACGATGTATTTTCTGAAGTTAGCAACTGACATAAATGTAGTTAAATCATCTCTATCTTGTACATCTTGGTTTAATGCTTCTAATTGAGCATCTACTTGGTCTACTAAGTTAGCAGATGTTGGTACTGAAGAAGAAACGAATGTTGCTCCTGAACCTGATGCTAATAAAGTATTTAATCCTACTGAACAATCTCCACCTGCCGTTGTTGCAGTCCAGATAAATTGGTCATTCTTCTTTTGGAAGTTAGCAACCAATTGAGAAGCGTACTCTTCCATGAATGCGAAAGTTTCAGGATAAGAACCTTGTGGTCCTAATAATCCGATATACTTCGTATCTAAATCTTTTAAACAAAGACCATCGTAAGATGTACGAGTACATACTTCAATATCTCTTTGAGTATAAGTTACAGACCCACTTGGTGTAGAAACACAAGAATTACCATCTTGAATTACTAAATCAATCTCTTGTAGGTTGATTGGTTCTTTATATTTAATTCCTTCTTTTACTGTTACGAACTCGGTTGTTGAACCGGCCATTACAGATTTTACGATAAGTTCGCCTGCTAGTTCATTGTTAAATGCATCTAATGCGGCTACGTTAAATCCTGCCATAATATTATTCCTTTTTTAGTTTTTGTTTCTAAGTGCTACTAATCTTTCGAACTGTGCTTTCTTTTTAGCATCTTTTGGTTCGTAAGATAAATCAACTTTCTTAGAGTTTCTGTTTGTGATTGTTTTTTCAGTTGCTGGTTCTGCAGAAAATGTTTCTACTTTACCTTTAACTTCTTCGATTTGTTTGTTGAATTCTAATTTAAGTGCTTCGATTTGAGTTTTAAACTCACCTGATAACGCTTTGATTAGTTCTTCATGGATTGAGATATCAGATTCCTCTGACATTTCGATTTCAATTTCTTCTTCGGCTTCTACTTCTGCTACCGTTTCAGCAATAGCGGTGAGGACACCTCCTTCCACGCTGATTGTAATACCACCTTCTAAATCGTGGTCACCATCCGGTGCTGGAATGTCTCCATCTTCTGTAATAACATAAATCTCTTTACCAGCTTCAAGTTCACCATCATATCTTAATGTGATTTCACCATCTGCAGTTTTGATTTCTGCCATTGCAATCTCTTCAATTGTTTCTTCCATTTCTTCTTCAACTAACGTTTCCTCCACGTTCGTTTCTTCTGACAATGTTTCTTCAACTAAAGATTCTGAAGCATCAACTAAATTGAAGTGTTTTTTCACTAATTCTTTTAGTTCTTTGTTCATAATTTGTTCCTTAATTAATTTTGATTGTTTTGAGTTAAAACGAACCCTCTTTTGCCTTGGAATCTACAACTACTAATGATTTTCCATTAGTTAGTTCGTATTCTCCATCAGGCATTGTAGCCGTACGTTCTCCGTCTTTTAATATAAATACGACCGAGGTGTTTTCATCTATTACGATTTCAGTTCCACCTTCGGTTGTGCGGTAATAAAATGTCTGTTTACTAGCGTTAATCATTTTATCAGCAAAGAATCCTTCTACGGAGAATCCTTTTACCTTACCTGTCTTAACGTGTTCTTCCCATACACTTTTGTTATTTACTTTCATTATCCCAAACCAAGTATTTTTTGGATATTCTTTACCCATAAGAGCAAAAGATTTATCGTGTTTTGGGTCTGTTACCAGCCATGATTCCACCAACGTAATTTCCTCAAGAACTTCTTCTTCTGAATGTTCTAAGTTTACATTAGCTTGATGTTTGTTGATAAGATATTTGTATGCTATTTTTTCTATTGTATCTTCAGAAAAATATACGTGGTAATCTCCATTATAGATATCCCATCTATAAATAAGTTTATTAGGAATCATTAGAGGTCCAGCAATAAGTTGTTTCTCCTTACTTGTTTCAGCAAAGTTAGAATCAACTAATGTAGATGAATTGGGGTTTCTATTCATCGTTGGTGTAGGGTTTACAGATGTTGCTGTATCTTCTGATTCCTCGTATTGAGTTATCTCCTTACCCTCATCACCTTTAAACATTCTTAATCTTGTCCAATGATGTCTACAACCATATGAACCTTTAAATTCAAAGATGTTATATATTCCAAACTCTGAATTCTCTGATTGAATAGTTAATTGATTTATATCTTCTTTTCTAAATATTAAATCTTTAGATAACATTCTAGCACAGAAGTTTCTGTTCTTACTATCTCTTGGACCAGTATATTTATATCTAATTTGGAATTTACCATAATCTTCAAGGGAAGAGAGGTTAGGTTTAGAAGTAATAGCGAATTCTTCCCCTTCTTCCATTTCTTCAATTATCCAACCGTCAGCCTCTAACTTCTCTTGAGACTCTCCTACAAGTTCCAATTGTTCTAAGATTTCATCTTGTCTATCTTGGGGTAAATCATCTATGTATTTTTCACTTAAAATATCTTCTACTACTTTTTCAAAGATATACTCATCTGTTATCTGTACTTCTTCTTGTGAGTTAAAGTACATAAAGTTTTCTAAAATGGCAGGTGCAGAAACAATAGAAATCATATCTACACCCGATTCCATATCAAAAGAATCGATGGTAAGTGCTACTATTTTCATTGGTGGATTCTTACTCATATACTCTATTATATAAGTTTTACCTCCGTGGATTAGTTATTTTATTGAAGTGTAAGTTTTACCTCTCATTACATTTTTAATAATATATTTTTTTACACCTAACTCATCAGCAAGTTCTAATGCACTTTTCTTACCAGGTGGTACTGGTGTAAATTGATTTCTTTTAGAAAATCCAACCCTTCTGATATATATTACTTGTTCGTTTGTAAGTAATGCATTTGCAACCTCTTCTCCTCGTGGCATAGATTCTAATCGTTTAGGGTCTTTCCACATTTCCTTAGAAGCTTTAGAAATCTTTTCTTTATACTCATCGTTTATGTAAGACCTATCTACTTCTTTTCGAGTACCACTTGCATATGATTTTAAATTAGCCTCTGACATCTTTCTACTAAACTCTTCAGTTTGAAATACCGAATAATCTATATTTTTTTTCTTTTCTAACCATTCAGCATAATGAAAGTTACTATCTCTTTTACCAAAGTATTGTAATTGTAGTTCTATTTCTCTATCACCACACTTCCAAGGACATTCATATGCTTCTAATACTTTACCTGATTGATATCTTGCCAATCTTCTTTTCGGATTGGATGTAGCACCTACTTTAGGTTTACCATTTTTTGTAAATGCGTAATAAACGTAATGTAATTTCATAGTGTTATATTTGAACGATTAAAAGTTTACCTTTAAAAATCCAATTAATATCTGAAATGAATTTAATCTTAGCATCGTAAGATAGTTCTCTATCTAATTCAAATCCTATAATTCTATGAAAAGGTTTTTGTAAAGATGCTTCTGAGAAATACCATTTTCCATTTACACCCACATCTTGTAAGTTAATTGGTATAATTAGTTCTATATCTCTTTCTAATTTTGGATTAATCTTACCAGTGTAAGCTACCTCTAAGGTAATCATTGATTCAAATTCTTGTAATTCTTCTTCTGTAAAATTCATAATTTTGGTTTAAGTGTTTAATATATAACAAACGAATTTTGTCTTGTTCGGTTATTATACTACAAATATACAAAAATTATTTCAATTCTACAAATCTTTTTATCCTAATGACCTTTTATTTTTAATTTTAGCATCAGCTTCTTGGGCACTTCTTGATTCTCCTGAAAGGACATATGCTTTAACAGGTGGTTGATTTTGAATCTGTGCCTCAGCTACATCTAATGGATTTATATTTCCTCCTTCTGATGATTGGGGTACTCCACTACCTCTTCGTGTTGCGGGTGCTGATATGTTTGCTCTACCACCACCACTTGATTTAGATGGTGTTGATTTAATTGCATTCACTGCTTTGAAACCTGTTGCTAGAATCGTTGCAACATTGGCTACCTTAGTGATTACATCAAAGGGTGAAGGTAAGGTTGATTTTTGTTTTAAAACCTCTGTAACACCAAGATACGTGTTTATAATAGCACTTCCAATTGCTAATGCTTTAGATGCAGCACTTTCTTTATCTAATACTGCTCCTAAGTTTCCTAATGCCATTGCGGTTTCACCCAATCCTCTACGAACATCTTCCTCTTGTTGTATTTGGAAATTCTGTTGAGCTTCTCTTGTTTTCATTGCTTTGTGTTCATCTGTCATTTCTACATTGACACCTTTAACACTTTCAGCAAGTTGGTCATTTGCTGATTTAACACCCATCGTAGATACACCAACAGTTTTTAAAGAAGATTCTAATGCTTTAGCAGTTAATTCCATTTCTGCAATCTCTGCTTTACGTTTCTCTAATGCTTCTTTATCTTTTTGTTCTTGAGTTTTCTTTGCTTCTTCATCTGCAGCAACTTTCTCACGTATTCTTCTGAGTTCCTCTTGATGTAATAGTTCTGCTTTAGCATCTTGGGTATCTGCATTCAGTAATTTTAATTTATGTAAATCTTCTTCCAATTTACTAACATCATTACCTCTTGCCTTTTCTAACTCAATCTGTCTTTCTAAATCTGTAATTTGTTTTTCTCTGTTAGCCTTCATTTGTTTAGCTAACTTCTCTTCGGCTGTTTCTACTAAACCAATTGCTTCACCAAGTGATGTAAATGCTCCTACAATCCTATCTATAATACCTTGGAAGGGACCTAACGCAGTTTTAATTAAATTTAGTATTTGGTCTTTAAATGCAATTACTAATCCAGCTACAGCAGTTAAAGAGATGATAAGAATACCTAATGGGTTAAGGGACATGATAGCATTGAAGGCAATCTGTATTCCGTTGTAAACTTTTTGTGCAGCACTTGCTACTGCTGTTGATTTAGCTAATTTACCAAA